AGAAGCACTGCCATCACCAATAATATCATACTTTACAAATAACGTATCGGTAGCAATTCCAATACCACCAAGAGTTGGATCATAGTTGTAAATTGCATCACGACGACGCTTGAATAACGGTGCAGGAATTAAATTATATTGAAGACTTGCACCATTCCAACGATAAACATACATGTTTGCGCCGCTGTTAACTGCAGTTGTTTTAATCCAAACACTACCAGTTGGTTCTGGAGTAGTATCCGTGCTTCTCCATGCAGGTACCTGATAGTGTGGGGCAAATACAAATGCTACACCAGCATATGTTCCACCACTGATACCAAGAGTTGCCAGTGGAGTACCGCTAGCGTTTGCAATTGCAATCTTACCATCTGTTACAGTACCGTTGCTCTTTGCTGCGCTTGTTACGAAAATGTTTAGGTAACCATTTACACTTGCTGCAGTCACACCAGTGATAGATGCACTATTGATTTGTGTAACAAGACTTGATAGTGTTGTGCTACTAAATGTAATAGTTGTGCCGTTAATAGTGATTGCATTTCCGCTTGTGATTGAACTAGGTTGTAGAGTACCAACAATAGTAGGTGTTTTCGCCTGCCATGCAGTAGTTCCCAACCAATTCCAACTATTATCATATGCCTTTTGGTAAATTGGGTTCTTAACATCAGTTGCAACAACTGCAAAACTACCAACAGTTCCAATACTGCTAAGAGGAACACCACTAGTTAACTGTGCAGTGCTTGTGATAACAATAGGTGTTTGAACGTTGAATACGTTATTAACCGCATCCCAAACAAAGATACCATACTTGCTAGTAGCAGTATTCCACCACTGAGTACCATCTGCAACATTACCGTAAGGACGACTGCTGCTACCAGTAAGTGCGGCAAGATCAACATCGGCACGTAGAATATATGCCTGATTAGTAATACCTAATACACTATGTGCAGCCATAAGACCATATTCTGCAAGTTCGCTGCCGAAGATACGATTGCCACTTGCATCACTTGGGAAAATTGGAAGTCCGTAATTTGTAAGCAAATCTTTTTGACTTGCTACAAGTTGAAGTGTATTTGCACTTGCACTTGTTGTATAATTTGCAGTGCCGCCAGCAGTGCTTGTTTTATTTTTTGCTGTTGCGATAACGATAAACGGTACGGTTCCTGGTCCGTTTGGAGCATAGTTGCTCTCATCAATGACTGAAACTGATACGCCTGGTGAAACTAATGTTGCCATAGGGTCTATTCCTTTAAGGTGTTGCTAATATTTAGCGGAATAGAACAAAATGGGTGTTTTTAAAAGGTTAAGTATGGATATTATAACAAATTTGTAACAGCAGTTTGCAAATCTTCAATAGTTCCATCATTTTTAATCACATGGTTCATATTTGCATTAACCCAAGACCATTCACTAGGATGAATATCATGCGGTTCTTCGCCATGTTTAAGAAGATTTACCATCCAATCAGGATAATCACCACGCTGAACTGCCCATACTTCTCCACCAAGACGACGAATTAGGTTGATTTCATTGGGGAAACGTGTATCTGGAATAACAATGTTATTATATTCAAATGAACCATTAACAACTTTTCTAAGTTTATTTTCTAAACTTGCAATCCAAATATCTTCATGGAAATTTTCACGGCAAACATCGGTTCCCCAAAATTGTAGAACCCAACGAGGTGTAAGCCATGGTAGGTTCAGACGTTCTGCCCACCAGTCATCACGTTGCTCACGCCATTCACGGCTTTCTGCTGTATCACCTTCAAGCAAATGACGAGGCCACCCAAATACAGCGGCAATCATATCCTTAAGACTGTCAGCGAAACTTACTTTTTCAAAACCATGATCTTTAACAAGGATATCAGCAACGGTTCCTTTGCCACCACCGATAAGACCGCATACACCAATTATTTTCATGTTCTTACTTTAACAAAAGATAACAAGGATGTCAAATATTATCCGATAACAAACCACATTGGAGTTTCACCAGCAACATAGTTTGTAAGTTCTAACTCAAGAGCATCAATCTTGGCTTGTCCACGTGTAAGCAAATCGCCTCCATTAAGGCTGCTGCCGCCTTGAGGACCAGGTAGCGTAGCAAACTTGCTACGTGCTTCGCCAAGCATCATCATACAACGAGCCAGTGTATATTCACGCAACCATGGCAGTGAATAGATATCATTAAGTAGTGTAACATCAGGTTTAAAATTTTCACTCCAGATAAGAATAGTTTCTTTATCTGCACGAGGACGACGCATGATGGTTAGTTCTTTGGTAGTTTTATTAAATGTATAATTTAGATAACCACCAAACATCTTTGCGGCTTCTTTTAAGAATGAACTATAAAGATAATAAGTTGACAAACCACCAACACGACCGCTTTGAATCATATAAAAGTTTACGAAACCTGCTTCAAATGGTTCATACTGCGAACTAGTACCGCTGTTAGCACCGATATTACGCTTGTATACATTGCGTACACTTATAATTTCATTTGGTAACGTGTAGGTATTTTTATCCATTTGCAATTCTAAAAATGAATAACTTTCTTCTACGCTATTACTGCTGCGTTGACGATAGCGTATAAATGCTTGTTGTAAACTTGTTTCAAAATGAATAGGATCAAGTTCAACATCTACCATGCCATCGCCAAGACTATAACGAACATAGTCAAATACTGTTGTTTTAAGTTCTTGTAGGGTTGCCATACAAATATTTATGAAAGTAACAGTGCCATTAAATATGTCAATGAGCAATATAGATGACTACCAACCCAATGCAAGTGAAGTTCCACTTGGACTTGGCAAAGATTGGGCAATGGCAAAAACTATGGCAAATTTTGCTCGGTCAACTCCACAGAAAAATCTTACACCTGTTGTAATTGCATCTGCTACAAGAAATACTCGATTAACACTTGTGCTAATGCCAGAGTGGGGAGTATTTTTTCCACCATATAATTTAAGCAGATTGAGCGCAGTAACTCGTGCTGCTGGCTACCACACAACAGTATTAGATGTTAATATTAAAGCATATCACGAGTTAAAAAATAAAAATAATACAGATTACTGGGATGCAAGTCGTGAATGGATGTGGGTTGGCGATTGGTATGACCGTGAAATACATCCATTGCTGTTAGATTTATATAATCAATATTTGCAAACAATAATCGAATCAAACCCACATGTAGTTGGGTTTAGCATGTATTATACAAATGAAGAATCTACAAATTGGATGGCGAGACAACTAAAAGCAGCATTGCCAAATTGTAAAATAATTTTAGGTGGACCGCAAGTTGCTAGTATGCGCAATTATAGTAAACCACTGTATGATCATATTGTTGAAGGTGAAGGCGAACAAGTAATATTAGACTTGCTTGAAAAAGTTGAAAATGCCACACCAATAATAGAACAATATCTAAAAAAAGATAGTAAATTGCGTCTTGACTTGGATAGTTTACCATTTCCCGACTACAGTGATTATAATTTAAGTGAATATACTACACCAGGCGGTATTTCTGCTGAAATTAGCCGTGGTTGCATTGCCAAGTGTGTATTTTGCACAGAGGTTCATTTTTGGAAATATCGTGGTCGAATGAGTGGCAGTTTATTAGATGAGGTTGATTATCAAAATAAACATTATGGCGGCCAGTATGTATGGTTTATTGATAGTCTTGTAAATGGCAATTTAAAAGAACTGCGTGGATTTTGTTTAGGCATAGCAGAACGAAAAATTGATATTCAATGGCAAGGCTATGCTCGTTGCGATGGTCGCATGGATTTAGATTACTATCGTGATCTAAAAGCAAGTGGATGTATGCAGTTGAGTTATGGAATTGAAAGTGGCAGTCAGAAAGTTCTTGATGCCATGAAAAAAGAAATTACACTTGATGAAATTGAAAGTAATTTAGAAAGTGGAAAAATTACTGATATTATGGCACACACAAATTGGATTATAGGATTTCCAAACGAAGATCATCAAGCATTTGCTGACACGCTAACGTTAATATGGAGAATACGAAATTCTAACGTATTAGTCATTAGTCCAGGTTTGAGTCTTATGTTAAGCGTAGGCAGTGATATTTCTATTGACCCTGTTAAGTTTGGAATATCGCCTAAGAATTTTTTAAACATGTGGGCTACAGCGGATTTAAAAAATACAAAAGTTCATCGTTTAGTTCGCCAAAAAACTTTTAGCATATTTCTACAACATCTACACGGTGACAGATATATCTATGGAGTAGAACGCCCTAACCTCTCACAGACATATACAATAGAATATGATGAAAATAATATTAAACGTATGATTGATCGTGAAGAATACGATTATGACATTATCAAAAGTAACCTTGGTGATTTTGCAAACAGTCTCATGAATGAAATATGGCCGATGTTACGCCAGTTATGGCGAGCACTTGGCAAATATAATATAACTGTTAATTTTGATCCACAAAGCGATATAAATGAGTTTGGCGATAGATTAGGTTGCCAATATACTGCTACGCATGTATTCTCTATAAATGCAGACGGTGAATGGACTGCAACCCATAATTATAAATTTGATCACCGTAATCATGATGGTTCAATCGATAATAATTGGAACGATTGCAGTTTCACCTATGATTGGACAGGCAGTGGCAGGTGGTAAATTTACTATGTGCCAAATCGCATAAGATAATAAGTTAAATCTTCTGGTTCAAATTGAGCGGTTACGGCTACACGATAGTCAAGTGTATCATAGACAAGTTGGGCATGAAAAGTTACGCTGTCTTTAACAGCATTTTCCCATACCCACTTATAATTTTCGCATTTACTCCACTTTATATTGGCTTCGCCCTTGACAAGGGCGTCGCCCTTGTCATTTTCTATAGAGCCTGTTTTTGTTAGCCCATATAAAATTGTTGGCAAAACGGTGCGAAAAACCGTGATAGGTTTAGAAGGGAGCATCTTCCCCGTATTCTCCGTCAAAACAGCGGTCAGTGGCAGTGTCTTTGCTGTCGTGCCAGTGGTTTGCGCCTGGGTCTTTGCCATCTATAACTGCCTTTGTCATACGATCCATCTTACGCTGATCTACTATTTTTTTCTCACGATCAGCAACGGTCTTATCTTTAAATCCAAGTATATTCATATACTCACGATGCTTCATCCAACCATGCATAAAGTGGATGCAATCTTCTGCGCTACCACTGTATATCGTTACATTACGAGAATAGATTGGCAAGATTGTGCCATCGTCGTCTGGAATGGTAAGAGAAAAATCTGAACCGCTATTCTGTTCATACGCATAAGAATTGAACGCACCACGATTTGGTTTAATTTCAAAGCCAAGTTTATTAGCAAGACCTGTTAAGTCGTTAATAATACGAAAGTGATTGTAATTTGTCATTCTACATATCCTATGATAAGTTTCACCAACTCTTCTTCATTCAAGTAAAAATTATGATGAAACATTGTTTCAACCTGCCTATAAATCTGTGGCGCATTATCACCCCACCAACTTGAGTGATATGAATCATAATTTCTGGTAAAGTAAAAGTGTAATTTATAAATCTGTCCCATATCACGAGCAGATATGCGATGACTATATCGTGAATATAATCTATTACGCTTATCTAATTTTACCCAACGCACATGCTTATGCAGATATCCGCCGTCGTATTTCATAAATCACCGTACTTGTTCTATATCAAATATAAGATGTAAAGATAACAATAGCAAGTTTTTTTTCAATACCATTGTTTATAAAATTATCACTTGCATGCAATAACTTTCTATTCCAGTTTATTAATAAACCTTTTTGCCATTTTGCATATTGTTTTACAGAAACATACTTTAAATCTTCTTCTTTACAGTGGCTTAAAATTTCTTTATAGTTTGTAACTGTTTCCATAAAGTTGTTATTAGGGTTTTTTGTTTTAAAATCTTTAAATGTTGTTTTGCATTCTTCATTAAAGATTACTGTTGCGGATTGGCAATTATCAATTGGAATCAAATAAGCATTAGCCGGTTTATCATCATCTTTAACATAATCTGTATGAATATGATAAGGATTTGTTGCCTCTAATATCATAGCAATATGAATTTTTTCATTTTCAAACGGAATGTATTTGCGTAAAATTTTTTCAATGTAAGAAAAAATTTTACTATTTGAACCTGTTGTATAATTTAAACTCTGACTATCATATGTTTTATCACTGTCTAATTTTGGAGAAATTAACAAAATAAGTTGTGACAAGTCTTTTTCATCCAAAATCATTTTATTTCACAACCTTTAATAGGATTGTATCACCGTTTATCCGACCTGTCAAGGCAATTTCTGTAGCACGAATACCATCCATGAACTTACGAAGTTGGATTTTACCCGCACCCATAAATGCCTTCATCTGTTCTTGTGGCTTGCGTAGTGTCTTTGCCACACTCAACTTTTCATCAAAGCCAAGAATAGTGCTGCCTTTGATGCCCAATACACCACTGCTCACAGCAGCCACATACTTGCCAATCTTACGGGTCTTGGTGTTGTATACCCACAATTCAGTGGCACCAATGATGTCGGTTGGATTGACAGACACAAGATTAAGTTCTGCAAACTCTCGCATATACTTGACGTTCTTAACAACTTTTTCCTTGCTTGGCGGACTAACCTTACGAACCTTACGCACAGCAGACTTAACTGTATCATAGGTTAGTAGTGCATCAAATAAACCACGATACCAAGCATCATGGCGTTTAAAATCTGCCTTGGTCATCCAAGCATAGGCTTCACGTAGCGAAGCATCACCTTTTTTATTTTGACTTTCAAGCAATTCTTCATATTGCTCAGCATACTTTTCACGAATACGAGCAACGAATGCCTGTGGCATATTCCCTTCACGAAAATATGCAGTGAAATCAGGTGTATCAGTGACACCATCAATCAGTGAATCAAACATAACTTCTAAGTCGCCAATGGTATCAGACAACTTGTCACGCAAGTGATCTTGCACATTACGCTTGGCAATTGGTTTTTCAACCACTTGCTTCTTTTCAGCAAGACGTGCATTGCCGTATGCTAGCAATTCTGCAATCTTCTTGGTGATAAATTCAGCATCAATTGCCATCGGGCAACCATTCAAAATCATCTTAGAGATACTGCCAATAGTAATGCCTACACGACTATCTTCACATTCAGCAAAGGCAGAAATCTCTGCCTTGCCCCATTTAAGATGCCGCTGACCAAACTCTACAACATACTTGCGCATATCAGCGGCAGACATATAATAATTATAAAAGTAAAGTGCGTGAGTAATTTCCTGACGTAGTTGGTCAGGAGTCCACTTAGCAGCATTAGTCCACACTGGTTCAGGACCAGTGAATTTTTCATCCATAAACTTAGGCAAACGGTTAACCGTCTTCTTAGGTTTAGACCTTAACATTAGTGCGGACTTAGCCATTTTTACTTCTCCAAATTGCGGTCATAGAAACCATAGTGTTGTGCTACATATCGATCATATCGCTCGTCAACGCCGTTGTCAAAGCGTTCCCAAGAGTTATCGTTAAAGTAGTCATACCCGTAATCATACGTCGTGTCAACATATTTCTGCGATGGTGCTGCTTCTTTGGCTTCTACCAGTTGAACAGTAGAAACACCATGATGCTTATAACCCTCTGTGCACATATCGTAATATGATGTGCTAGGCGTCATTTCATAATCTTGTTCAGCCATGCTATAAACCCAAGCAATATATGCTTCGGTGTCAGTTTGAACCAACACACGTTGACGCAAGTAATAATGTGGAAACCCTTCAAGACGGTCAAGCGCAATCATATCGCTATCGCTAACTTCCCATAACACGCCAGAGGCGATGTTACCTACATCAATTTCAATATCGGCATGGTTACGAAACACAAGACGATAGTCATTCAGATGCGCAACACCTACCAAGGTAGCATCAGGGCAACGCTTTGCCATCTGATCAGGGTGGGTGTTCATTCCGTATCCGAAATAATAACTGCGATATTCCATAGTAAACTCCTTACTGTATCGGGCAGACCTTGCCCAAAAGGGGGCATACATTGCCCCATGACTTAAAATACCACGTCCTAGAGATTTGTCAAGCATTATTTTTAATTATAAGCATTTTTAAAAACACTTGACAAATAGCCCAATTATGATAAATTAAATGAATGTGGACATTAATCTTTCTTTTATTCATACTTGGCTTCATGTTAGTTTTTAATCTTGCGGAAGCAATATGGGAACTAGACCATTGGATTGCCACAAGTGAGACACGAGACAGGGATGGTTATGATTATGAGAATGATATACCTGTCAAGTCACCTATAAAATTGCCAAAACCAGCACCAGAAGATGTAAAAAAGGCAACAATTTCTCTACAGAATTTTCCCAAATCTAGTGAAGATGCCAAGGCAAAAATTGCCAGATTGATGAAAAAATAACAAATAAAAAAGGCGGGAAAAATTCCCGCCTTTCTTTTATTCTATCTAGATTAGATTAGAACTTTGCAGTTACACCGAATGCAAACGCATCGCCAGTTGCAGTTAGATTTGAAGTAGTATCAAAACTACGATATACAGTTGCGCTTACGCTGTAGGTTGAATTGATGTCATAAGTTACACCAGTTCCAAGACGATGACTCTGATAACCATAAGTTCCAGTGTCAACAGCACTACGATAACGATACTGAACAGCGTTAAGAGTTAAACCGTCCATTACCTTATAGTCTGCATTGCCATATAGAGCAAAGTATGGAAAGTTGCCAGTGTCAACGAAACGTTCACCAACGCCAACCTTACCGCTTACTGCAACGCCAGCAAACGCTGGAAGTGCATAGCCAACCTGTGCTTCAAGATTCTGCTTTACAAGTGCACTTGGAGCCTGTGTAGTGCTTGCAGCACCACTTACAGAGAAACCTGCACCAATATTGTGCTTATAAGTTACGCCATAGGTATCGTCAACCTTTGCGCCGAAGTTGTTGCCAAGGTCTTGACCGTAAGTAACATTTAAACTGTCATTGCTTACAGCAGTAGCAACAGCCGCTACTGGAGGTAGTGGAGCAGCCTTCTTGTTTGGTAGATCAGTTGCGCTTGCAACAACAGTAAGAGCCAATAGTGCCATAGTAGTTGTAATAAAAGTCTTCATTTTGTATTTTCCTTTTTCAGATGTTTGGTTATATCATAGACAACGTAATTTGTCTAATTATTTTTCAACTAACATTATTATTAATATTGTTGAGGCAACGTTTGGTTTTAACTCCATAAGTTTAATTTGACAGTATCGTCGCCATGCTTCACTCACCATGTGATTTGGAAGCACATGTATTTAGTCTAGAAATCTACCTTATTATAAAATGTTACAAAAATCAATAAATATTTGATGCTCTTAAGTGAATTATATGACGAAGATTTAGTCGAAGGTCCAATTACAGATAGACTAAAACGTCTAGCAGCGGCTGGTGTAGTAGCAGGTGGACTTGGTTTAGGCGGATATTCTGCCTTAAATGCGCCAAAATCACCAGAGGCTCCCACAACTGTGGCCCAAACGCAACAAACTTCACAAAGCGACACTCAAAAGAAAATTGAACCCCAAAAAGTAGATAAAAAAGTCAATCCTAACTTTCCAAAAGGGTTAGCAGATGCGAATAAGTTGCAACCAAATGAGCGAGTTGCCCTATTTGTAAAAACTGTGTTACCGATGATAACCGCAGAAAATGCTAAAATATCACAAGACCGTCGTCGTTTACAGAACGATATTAAAATTCTTCAACGTGGTGGCAAACTTACGCCAGATGAAAATGCGTGGGTCAAAAGTATGGTTGACAAGTATGGTGAAGATAACATGTATGAACTACTTAAAAAAGTAGATATCATTCCACCAAGCATTGCTATTGCACAGGCAGCAATTGAAAGCAGTTGGGGCAGTGATCCTAAAACACAAAGTTCAAATGCATTCTTTGGTCAAAAATCATGGGCAAAAACTGGCGGCGTAGAGGGACCATACGGCGAAAAATATCGTGCGTTTGACACTCCGAGCCAAAGCATTGCTGCTTATATGACCAATCTTAATACCCATGATGCATACGATGATTTCCGTGATGCTCGTGCACAAGTTCGTAAAAGCGGCAAACAAATCACAGGACTTCCACTAGTTCCAAAACTTATAAGTTATACTGATACTGGCAAGGAATATCCTAAAAAACTTAAAAGCATCATACAAGGTCGCAACCTAGACCAATATGATATTGCTAAAAAATAATGCTTGACACCATATAAATCTATGTTATATTGAATTATAGATTCAACAACAGGAGATTCATATGCCTAATTGGTGTGACAACCGTGCTACTTTTACGCACGAAGACCCAGAACAGATTACCCGTTTGATTAATGCTGCCAAGGCTGGCAAGTTGCTCAATGAATTTCTTCCTATGCCGCCTGAATTGCTTGAAGAAGCACCTATTGGCGATGATTATGAAGCTAAGCGTGATGCTATTGTGGCTCGCAATGTGCAAGAGTTTGGCTATCCAAGTTGGTATGAATGGTCTATTGATAATTGGGGGACCAAGTGGGATATCTCCGAAGTTCCCGAAGAAATGTTTGAATTAAACAATGATGGCAAGACCGTCACATTCTCGTTTGATACTGCATGGTCACCGCCTCTTGAATGGTATGATAATATCTCTGGATTTGATATTGTTGCCTATTACTATGAATCAGGCGGAGGTTTCTGTGGTAAGTGGAGCAGTGAAAACTGCGACGAGCAATATGAAATTGGTGACGATATTAGCGATGTCAAGGAACGTATTCCTAGCGATATTTTAGATTCCATGGGCATTATTGATGACATGGAAGCATGGCTTGAAGCAAATGAGGACGAAATTGGCATGGATGATGCCGAAGATGGCGATGAAGCGGATGCCGAGGGGGAGTAAAATCCCCCAAATTTTTTAAAAATAATGCTTGACAACATGTGATTCTGTGTTATTGTTATAATATAAGCAATGGAGAAAACAAATGACTGTCAATGAAGCAACTTCTCTCGCCGCACGTATTGAGTCTGTTCTTGCACGGCACAAGCGTTCTGAAATTTCACAAGCGGAAACGCTTGTAGAAATTCATTATATCGCCAACGACCTTCGTGATTATGCAGATAATCTTGATCGTGCAATGTATGAAGAACTTGGTCATGCCCTTGAGCGGTATGATGATGCAATGGTAGCAAAGGGAGTTTAATATGAAGCGTTTTGTGTTTAAGATGGAATGTGGCGGTATCTTTGATTGTATCGCCCGTAATTTTGAGGT